AGGTATTGCTGCAGAGCATCCAGACGTTGCTGGACAAAAAGAATTTGCCAAGAAAGCAGATGCTGAAGTTGCTCGCAGAAAAGCAGCAAGAGCAAAAAAAGCAGGACCACAACTTCCAAGTTTTGTTGCGTCAGTAAGAAAAGAAGAAACTGAACTTGATGAAAAGATTGATGTAGGTGCTAATGTTAGTAAAACAATCAGTGATTTTGTTCATTCAAAAAGCAAAACATTCAAAGGTGACACTAAAAAACAAAGAATTAAAAGAGCACTTGGTGCTTATTATGCAGCACAAAAAGAAGAAACAGAAAACATGTATAATTACATCATTGAAACGTTAGTTGCTGCTGATTACGCAGAGAATTATGAGGCAGCAAAAGTAATGTTTGAGCACATTAGTGATGAGTTTGCTTCTACTATCCTCGAAGAATATATTGAAGAAAAGGCAAGAGGAACTAGAAAGAAATCATCTGTTCACGCATATGATGTCGATGAGACTCTTTTTGGCCACGGAAAAAAAGGAAAACCAAACGTTCAGGTTCACGTAAAAGATGAGTCTGGAAAGAGAGTTCAAAGTTTAAGTAACCAGGAGTTTAACACTCATAAACTTCAGAAAGGTCATTCTTATGACTTTAGTGAATTCCAAAGTGCTAAGAAGTTTAGAGAAACTTCAACACCAAATAAAAGAGTGATTAAAGATATTAAGAGAAAGCAAGCAAGAGGTCAAAACGTTCATTTGATTACTGCTCGTTCTAAGTTTGATGATCCTAAAGAGTTTCACTCACATCTACAAAAACACGGAGTTAATGTTCCTTTGAAAAACATTCATTACACTGGTGGAATGAGAGGTGGTGATATTGGTAAGAAAAAAGTTGATGTTGCAAATGCAGTAGCAAAGCAAAGTGGTGCCAAGACTACACATATGTACGATGATGCTGCCAAAGTTCACAAAGCATTTGAGAAAGAAAGGGAAGAAAATCCTACATCAAAGACAATCAAAACTCATATGGTTGCACCAGGGGCAGATGGTGAGTCAAGAGTTCGTTCTTTCCAAGCAACTAAAGGTGGAACCACTGGTGGTCCGAAAAAGACCACTAAACAAAAGCAACGTGCAAGAAAGAAAGCAAGAAAGAATATGGGTGAAGAGATGACCTCTTATGAATACTGGAAGCAATTTATTTGATAAATAAGTATATAAAAGTACTTTTTGTGTAGAATGAAAAAGCAAGACTTGGATGCTTTAGCAAGTTTATATGAGAGTGTTTATTCATCTATAGAGAGTGGTGAATATTTAGTTGAAGGTCCTTATGATGCTGCTAATGTGAGGAGAGCACAACAATCGCAGCAAGGAAGAGATTCATTAAGAAACATAGGTGGATTTGCTGGATTAGCACAAGCAGCAAGAGCAGCTGGTGATACTGCTGGTGCTAAAAGATACATGCAAAAATCTCAACAAATTGGAGATCAAAGAAGAGCATCTGTTGCAAGAGCAAATGCTGAACAGAGAGCATCTTCTGCTGCAAGAAGACAACAGGATATTGCTGCTTATCAACAAGCATTTGGGAGAAAACCAAATTCAAAACCAATTCAACCATCTGCATTAGCAGGTAGAGTTAGTAGCACCAGCGATATTGCAGCATTAAGAAGAGGACAAGAACAAGCAAGACAAAATCAACTGGCAGCAGCATCAAGAAAGACAGGATCGGGGGGTAATACAATACCAGTAGCAGCACCAGGATCAGCAACTTTTGCATCAACATCACAAAAACCAGTGGTTAGAAGTGTTATTGAAAAACCTCCATCAAAACCACCAAAATCACCAACACCAGCAATTGGAAAACTTGGGAGCACCACATTTGAAAGAAGAACTCCAACTTCTGCTGAATTAAAAGCAGCACAAGCAGAACGTGCAAAACAAGAAGCATCAGGGCAAGATACTAGTTCTGTAAAGAATGCAGAAAAGGCACTTCAAGCAGCACAGAGGACAAATCTTCCTACAACTGGACCATCTCCTGCAATACCTGATTTGAAGAGTGTAAATGCAGATTTAGCAAAATTCACTCCAAGAGATATGAATAAATATCCAATAAAAACACCAAATCCTATAAATAATACAAAACCTTCACAAACAATGAAAAGTTCTTACGAATGGCCTTCTGCAAAAACAATTAGAGATATTGCAGATGCTTATTCTTCAATCTATGAAGCAAAGAAAAAAGTAGACCAGGACCAAGATGGTGATAAGGATAAAGACTTTGCGGATGTAATGATTGCAAGAATGATGGCATCTGGAATGTCAAGAGCAGAAGCAATCGCAGCAGTTAGAAATAAAGAATATAATGAAGAGTATGAATTAGATGAAGCAACCAGAATGAGAAAGGAACTTGGTAAAGAAGGTGAAACCAGAGTTCGTGGAGAACTTGCTGCACGTTCAAGAGCATATCAACGTTCTGGTAGTATAGATAGAACCATTGCTGGAGCAGAAGCAGCAGCAGATAGAATTACTCCAAGAGGACGTAATGAAAGTCCAGGTGAGTATAAACAGAGAATGCAAAAACGTTCTAGAACTTTAAGAGGACTTGCAGCATCGAGAAGAGGTTCGGTAAGAGATAAACCTAGAGCAGGCATGAGAGGGTATGCTGCTAAGGTAGAAGGTCCAGATAAGGAGTTACAGACAGCAAGACAAAGAGCAATGTCAGCAGGAACTCTAACTCCAAAAGAGAAGAAACAATTAGGTGAAGAGTATCAAATTTATGAAATTGTAGCATCATATCTTTTAGAAAACAACTTTGCAGAAACAATTAATGATGCAAATGTAATCATTGAAAATATGAGTGAAGTTTGGTTAGAAGAAATCTTAAATAATAATTGATAAAACTTATATATACCTCACCCCTTGACAGGGGTGTTTTTTATGTCTATAATGACTCTGTGGAGTTTCAAGATTATTTGTATCTATAAATATCTTGAATATTCTTAAGACCCCATAATGAGTTATGAAAACCCTTGGATGTACCAAGGAAATGTATTTGATACCGATAATATTCAAGATAACTTTGGTTTTGTATATCTTATATCTTGTAATAAGAATGGTCGAAAATATTGGGGAAGAAAGTATTTTTGGTCTTTTAGAACTCCTCCAGGAAAAAAGAGAAAAGTAAAACAGGAATCTGATTGGAAAAAGTATTATGGTTCTTGTCCTGAATTAAAAGAAGATATAAAGAAATACGGAAAGGAATTTTTTAGTAGAGAGATTATAAGTCTTCATAAGACAAAAGGAAAATGTAATTATGAAGAGACTAAACAATTATTTTTAAATAATGTCTTAACTGAGTCTCTTGACAATGGAGTCCCTGCGTACTATAATTCAAATATACTTTCAAGATACTTCAGGAAGGATTACTTTAATGAAACTTCAAATCAAGAAAATATGCAATGATATAATCAGTGATAGGATTGATCGTATGCATGTTTTGTGTGATGAGGGTAACTTTATAGATGCTCAAAGTGTTTATAGTGAGATTCGTGATTGGGTAATTCAAAAAGAAAATCTTGAAGTTCTATCTCTAGATTATATCAAAGATTATTTTATTGATTTTGAGTGAAATCTAAATAATCTGATATAATGCAAAAATCCTTTTTGGATTCCTATTATGAGTAGGTTTTAATATTATTAGATTTTGATCGTGACAATCAGAGCCGTGGAGATTGCCTTCTGAGAAGAAGGTATACCCCTTTCTCTATACGGATGTAGAGTTCAATTAAATTTAATGCAATCAATCTTTACAGTAGCCTTGCCCCTTTTGGCAACGGTTACAACCAGCACGGCATCACTGCCATTCGTCAACTACAAGATGCAAGGACCTCCTCCTCCAGTTGATGTTAAACCATTTTCTGTTATTAAAGAGTTTGATCTTGTAGATGAAAAGAAGACAGCAATCCGAGAGGTTGCTCCCGAAAAACCAAAAGAGAAAAGGTTAATTTGTAAAGGGTGTTCAGAACATGAAAACCTTGCTTTGGATTACTTCCAAGAACAAGGAATTAAAGACAGAAACGCCCTTGCTACCATTATGGGCAATATTAAGCAAGAATCTATGTTTGTGCCTAATATTTGTGAAGGTGGTAGCAGAACCAGTTGGAGTAACTGCGGTCGTGGTTACGGACTGATTCAATGGACATCTGCCAACCGATATTATGGATTGGGTGACTTTGCTAGAAAGTTTGGTGGTTCTCCATCAAGCATTCACACGCAACTTCGTTATCTTACGAATGAAGTCCAATGGAAAGACATTGAGAGTCGTATGAAGACTCCTGGTAAGTCTATCAATCGTTACATGGACTATGCGTATAGTTGGATTGGTTGGGGGCATCATGGTGCTCGTACATCTTATGCACATGATTATGCTTCTAAACTGATTACGGTAGAAGTTTGATACAATAGAATAAAAGGGAGGATTAATATCCTCCTGTAAGTGCGGATATGGTGTAGTGGTAACATACCATCCTTCCAAGTTGTAGTCACGGGTTCGAATCCCGTTATCCGCTTCGGGAATTCAATTCCCGATAAATTCTAAATAGAACAAGTGATGAAACCTCAAATACTCGTTGAGTCACTGAATTACGGAGTTAGTCGAAACTCCTTACATCCGCAGGTATTATTCTGCGAGAAACTATAGAGGTACTATTATGTTTAAATCCGCATTCGCAGCTGTTGCTGCTACTCCTTTCCTTGCTTCGGCTGCATTTGCTGGCCCTTATGTTGAGAGCAAGACCACCGCTGCTGCTGTTGATGGTGATTACAAGGGTGCTCAAACCGAACTTCGTGTTGGTTATGAGCAAAAGACCGCTGGGGGCACAACCATCTTCGGTGAAATTGGACCTGGTTATGAATTTGTGAATGGTGGTGATGGGCAAGGTGTTGCTGTTGGTGAAGTTGGTGTAAATTTCCCGATTGCTAAGCAACTCTCTGGTAAAGTAAAAGTTGCTGGTGAGTATGGATTCAATTCTGAGGTCTTTGCTCTTGGTGGTGAAGTAAAAGTTCGTTACGCTTTTTGATAAAAAACTCATAAGTTGAGTAGAAGCACCTCTTCGTGAGGTGCTTTTTTATTGTATAATAAATAAGTAAAATATTTGAAAAATTATAGAATATGGAAAATATAAAAATTAGATGTCGTTCTTGTGGAAAAGAATTAGAGGGACATCCGACTAAAACTATAACTTGTGGTTGTTCAAATATGGCAACTATTCGTGGTGGAGTCATATCTGCATTGGATTTAAGTAATGTTATAATGTTAAATTCTATTAATAAAAAAGAAAAAACAGGTGTCCTTACATCTGAAGATATTGCTTGGCAAGAAGCACGTCGGCAAAGAAAAGTAAAAAAATTAGATTTTGATGTCCGTTAATTGTGTCTTTATATCAACACAAACTTGACATCCGTAAGGTGCTCACTAGTATAACTAGTAGTATTCATCTCAAAACTTATGGATCAACATACATACGATAATTGGGTGAAGATTAAAGAAACTTTTGAAGCTTCTGGAAATCTGGATAATATGTTTTATAAAAGAGCAGTTGAAATTGTGAAAACCAGAAGAGACCCTTTGGCAAAGTTTCTTGGAGATGAAACGTGATGGAACCTTTTGATGATGATTATATGACTCGTACAGAAGTTCAGGAGATGATCGATGCTGCTATACGAAGGCACAATCGAAATGCTTCCATTATTTCTATGTGCGTTGGTTGGGTGGTTCTTGCTTTATTTGCTGAGGGACTTTTGAGACTTGTAGGAGTGATTCCCCCACTACTTCCTTTTCTTAAAATTACATTGAACTAATGGTATCAATTACAGAAGAAGATTTAAAAGAATTACAAAGAATAGTTTTACAACAGAAGATAGACGAATTATTTGAAGAACCATCTACTTACGAGGATGAAGAAGATGAGTAGCACTATTTTCAACGCAATCTGTATTTTTAGTCTCATAGCAATTTTTATAAATTGGGGACTTCACAATGCCTATCCACAATAAGAAGTATCAGTTTGCAATGTCGGCATTTGTAAGAATGTACGGGCATGGTGTGACTTATAATCATGATATCAGGCAGTTTTGTATAGAATGGTCTGAGTGGGGTGTAAATGCTCCTCTATCAGGTCTTGATGAGGTAGACCAATATTTTTACTATGAATATAAAAACTGGAGAGGTAGATGATTTTTCATATTGTAGAGGCACTTGCAGCAAGTCCGATCTGGTTAGGTCTTTGTGGAGGGGGATTGATTATTCCTCCAGTTATTGGTATAATTTTGATTCATAACTCATTTAAATCTTAGTAATTAATTTTATGAAAAAAGTATTGGTCACTGGTGGTGCAGGATTTATTGCACATCATTTGATTTCTCAAATTATTAAAAACACTGATTGGGAAATTATTAGTTTAGATCGTCTTGATTTTAGTGGAAATTTAAATCGTCTTCATGATGTTCTTAAAGACTTTTCTGTTGAAGAAAAATCAAGAGTGAAAGTTGTATTTCATGATTTAAAAGCAGCAATTAATCCACTCATTGCTGCTGATATTGGTAAAGTTGATTATATTTTGCATCTTGCTGCAGGTTCTCATGTAGATAGAAGTATAGAATATCCACTTGAATTTGTGATGGATAATGTTGTGGCAACATGCAATATTCTTGATTTTGCTAGAAGTCTTGATAATCTTGAAAGATTTGTTTATTTTAGTACGGATGAAGTTTTTGGACCTGCTCCAAAAGGAATTAATTATCAAGAAAATGATAGATACAATTCCACAAATCCATATAGTGCAACAAAGGCAGGTGGTGAAGAACTTGCAGTAGCATTTGAAAATACATATGGATTGCCTGTGTATATTACTCATACGATGAATGTCTTTGGGCAAAGGCAGCATCCAGAGAAATACATTCCAATGTGTATTAAAAGAATTCGTGATGGGGAAACTATTACCATTCATAGTGATCCCACTAAAACTATACCAGGGTCTAGGCATTATATTCACGCTGAAGATGTTGCTGATGCTCTTTTGTTCCTTTTAAATCGACCTACAATTGTTGAAAAAAATTGGGGAGATGCCAAATGTCCAAAATTTAATATCGTTGGGGCAGAAGAACTGAATAATCTTCAACTTGCACAAATAATTGCTGATGTTCAAGGAAAAGAATTAAAATATGAGATGATTGATTTTCACTCTGCACGTCCTGGGCATGATCTTCGTTATGCTTTATCTGGTGAAAAGATGAAACAAATGGGATGGGTTCCTAAAGATATACGTGACCGAATTCGTGAGGTTGTTGAATGGACTCTTGCAAATGAACGTTGGATTAAACTATGAAAATTGCATTAATTACTGGAATTACCGGGCAAGATGGATCTTATCTTGCTGAATTACTTTTGGAAAAAGGATATGAAGTTCATGGTATTATTAGGAGGTCTTCTCTCATTAATACTCATAGAATTGATCATATTTACAACCGCATTAAATTACATTACGGGGACCTTACAGATTCTACTAACTTAGTAAGGGTGATTCAGCAAGTACAACCTGATGAAATTTATAATCTTGGTGCCCAGAGTCATGTGAAAGTGTCTTTTGAGATGCCTGAGTATACGGGTATGGTTGATGGTTTGGGAACGTTACGTGTTCTTGAGGCAGTGCGTCTTTTGGGTATGGAGAATAAAGTTCGCATCTATCAAGCATCAACTTCTGAAATGTTTGGTTTGGTTCAAGAAATTCCCCAAAAGGAAACTACTCCATTTTACCCACGCAGTCCTTACGGATGTGCAAAGGTTTATGGTTACTGGGTGACTAAAAACTATCGTGAGGCATACGGAATGTATGCTTGCACTGGAATTCTTTTTAATCACGAATCCCCTCGTCGTGGAGAAACCTTTGTCACTAGGAAAATAACTCGTGGACTCTCTCGTATTTCAGTTGGTATGCAAGATTGTTTGTATCTTGGAAATCTAAATGCAAAAAGAGATTGGGGTCATGCTAAAGATTTTGTGAGGGCAATGTGGATGATGCTTCAGCAAGATAAACCAGAAGATTATGTAATTGCTACTGGAAAACAATATTCTGTAAAAGAATTTGTAAATGCTGCTGGACCTTATTTTGGACTTCATATAAATTGGGAAGGTGAGGGATTGAACGAAGTTGGAATTGAAAAATTTAGTGGAAAACCAATCATTAAAGTGGATCCCAAATATTTTAGACCAACAGAAGTTGAATCTCTTCTTGGTGATGCGTCAAAAGCAAAAAATGAATTGGGTTGGGAGCCAAAGATTTCTTTTGAACAATTAGTTGAGGATATGTGTATTCATGGACAATAATTCTAAAGTATTGGTTGCTGGTGCCAATGGAATGGTTGGTTCAGCAATTGTGAGAAACCTTGAAAGTAAAGGTTATACGACGATTATGGAAGCAACTCGTCGTACTGTAGATTTTACAGATCAAGAAGCAACTGATGCTTTCTTTAGATTGAATAAACCTGAATATGTGTTTGTTGCTGCTGCCAAGGTTGGTGGCATTGTGGCAAACAATAACTATAAGGCAGATTTTTTAACTCAAAATATTCGCATTCAGACGAATATTATTGAATCTGCTAATCGTTGGAATGTCAAAAAACTTTTGTTTCTTGGTTCCTCCTGCATCTATCCAAAGTTTGCTACTCAACCGATTAAAGAAGAAGAGTTGATGACTGGTGCCTTAGAACCAACAAATGATGCCTATGCAATTGCTAAGATTGCTGGTATTATGATGTGCCAAGCATACCGTCAACAGCATGGGTTTAATGCTATTTCATTGATGCCCACAAACCTTTATGGTACTAACGATAACTTTGATTTAGAGACTTCACATGTTCTTCCAGCAATGATTGCAAAGTTTCATAATGCCAAAGGATCTGTAACTCTTTGGGGTGATGGTTCCGCAATGCGTGAGTTTCTGTACGTTGATGATCTTGCAGAAGCATGTTATGTCTGTATGCAGAAATATGATGAAGCAGAACACATCAATGTTGGAACTGGTGAAGATGTTAGGATATGGGAACTTGCAAACATTATTTCTGATGTAGTTGGTTTTTCTGGGGAAATTTTATGGGACTTTACAAAACCAAATGGAACTCCTAGAAAAGTATTAAATGTAGATAAAATTAAATCTTTAGGTTGGAAACCTAGTATAAATCTTAAAGAAGGAATTAAAAATACATATCAATGGTATCTTGAAAATGTCATTTCATAATTTTCCAAACATTTATTGTGCAAGTTTAAAAGAAAGCACGGAAAGACAAGAAAATATAAGAAAACAATTTTTAGAAAACAATGTCCAATCATTTCAATTTCTTTTATCAGAAAGATTTGAAAATACTAATGACATAATTGAAGGTGAAAAGACGTTTTATCTTGATCATGGAACAAAGGGAGCAATAACGTCTCATCTTAGAATGATTAAACATTGGTATTATAATACCAATGAATCTTATGGATTTTTTTGTGAAGATGATTTGAGTTTTGAAACTATTCAATACTGGAATTTTACTTGGGATGAATTTATTGAAAGTTTACCAAAAGATTGGGACTGCATTCAGTTAATATGTGCAAGTGAAAATTCTGATGATATTAGATTAAGAAGAAGAACTTGGGATGATTTTTCTGTTGGTGCTTATATTGTCACAAGAAAGTTTGCAAAAGTTTTAATTGATACTTTTATAAAAGAAGATAAATTTCTTTTGGAGTTTCCGAATAATAATGATTGGGTTCCTTTGGCAGAGCATTTGATTTATTATTCACCAAAAAGTGTTGTAGATAGTCAAAATTTAGAATATAATGTTTATGTTCTTCCTTTATTTGTGGAAGAAATAAAATTCACTACTACATTTTTTGATAGGAAATCAAAATATTGGGGAGAAGATACTGGACTATATAAAGAAACACATAAAGGTCATCATATTGATTCTTATCATAAAGTTTTAAATTGGTGGGAAAATATTGGAAAAAACTTATCTTTGAATGAAATATTAAATAAATGAAATTTTTAACATTCTTAAATAGTGGATGCATAGACATTTGCAAAAATATGTTAATTTCTGCAGAAAGAGTAGGAATTGATGTAAATGATTTTTATATTGCTTGTTTGGACAATAATGCATATGAAAATCTAAATGAATATAAAAATGCTTTTCTTTATGCTGATCAACCAGTAGTTGAATATCAAAATTGGACTTTTGATGAAAATAGTGGTTTTAGAAATATTGTAAAAAATAAATGGAGCATCATTCAAAAAATTTATCAAGAACACAAAAACTTATGTTGGGTTGATACTGATATTGTATTCGTTGAAAATCCGACTGAATATATCTCAGGACACGAAGAAGTTCTTTTTCAGGGAGATTCTCCTGGATCTACTTTGTGTTCTGGATTTATGGTTTTCAATGAAAGTAAAGAATGTGAACAGATGATAAATGATTGTGCTTCTTCTGAGGGGCAGGACGATCAATTAATTATTAATGATGTAGCAATTAACAAATATCCAGAAAATATTGCTATCTTAAGTCGTGACTTGTTTCCAAATGGGTATGCATATTATACTGAAGGAAAAAAAGAAAATGCACTCATAGTTCATA